GCGACGAATTTTTGTGGGTGGAGAAATACCGCCCAAAGACAGTTGAAGATTGTATTCTTCCCGACAGCATTAAGAAGACATTTACTGATATGCTGTCAAAGGGAGAAATCCCTAATCTACTTCTGTGTGGAACATCTGGTGTGGGTAAAACTACAATTGCCAGAGCACTATGTGAAGAACTTAACTGCGACTACATTATTATTAACGGATCTGATGAAGGACGATTTTTGGACACGGTACGGAACCAAGCAAAGAACTTTGCTTCGACCGTCTCTCTTTCTGCTGACGCGAAGCACAAAGTCATCATTATTGACGAAGCTGACAACACAACCCACGACGTACAACTCCTCTTACGGGCGAATATTGAGGCATTTTATAATAACTGTCGATTCATCTTCACCTGCAACTACAAAAACAAAATCATTGAACCTCTCCACTCCCGATGTGCAGTGGTCGAATTCGGAATTAAATCCAAAGACAAACCTGCAATTGCAGCAAAGTTCTTCCAGCGTCTCGGGATTATTCTTAAGGCAGAGGGCGTTGAGTACGATCAAAAAGTTCTCGTCCAACTTATCAACAAACACTTCCCAGATTGGCGACGTGTTCTCAACGAATGCCAAAGATACTCCGTGGGTGGTAAGATTGATTCGGCAATTCTCGCGTCTTTCAGCGACGTATCGGTAAATGAACTTATCAAAAGTCTCAAAGAGAAAGATTACCCGTCAGTTCGTAAATGGGTCACTAATAATTTGGACAATGATCCTAGTTTATTATTGCGTCGTACTTACGATGCTCTTCCTTCGGCCGTGGACGGTCCTTCTCTTGCTGCTGCTGTCCTTATTATTGCTAAGTATCAGTACCAAATTGCATTTGTTGCCGACCAAGAAATTAATCTTCTGGCAGCGTTGACTGAAATCATGGTTGAATGTACGTTTCGCTAATGAAGGTCCCGGATAAAGTTCAGTTGCAGCATATGCAACTCCAAGCAATGATGAGAGAAAACTTATTCCCCGATAATGAGATTATGTATCTGGGAGAACGCGAATATACTACGGACTATCTTGCTCATCCAGAATACCATGGTCAAATCATGCATTGGTACTTGATTGGGGGTATGCATGAAGTCCCAGTATGTGATATAATATCTGTTGATAGTGAATACTAATTATGGAATTAAACATTAAACTTATTAAGATTACTTCTGGTGAAGAAGTTGTATGTAACCTGATTGAAGATGGTGATGATCATTATCTGATTCATAAAGGTATCAGTCCAATCCCTAATGCAAATGGAACAGTGGGGTTTGTTCCTTGGTGTCCTCTTGAAGATAAAAATAGTGAGGGTATTAAACTTGCAAAGCAGTTTGTAATGTATATTACAGAACCTGCTGGAGAAATTGCTAAGCAGTTTGAGCGTATGGTTAATCCTTCTGCACTTACAACCCCAGATACAAAGAAACTTATCCTTTGATATGAAAAAGAAGACCACACCACAGAATGTTGAGGAAGCAAATAATGCTTTGTTTCGAGCAACTATGAATCTGCCTAAGGCAGCAGAACATTGTGGTATGACTCAAAAGGAAATGAAAATGACTTTCCGTGAATTTTTGAAATATAATAAACCTGATTATGAAATCTCTTAAAACTTGTCTAAGATATCCCGGCGGTAAGAGTCGTGCTTGCACAAAACTTGACCAGTTTATTCCTGATCTTAGTAATTATAAAGAATATCGTGAACCTTTTCTTGGTGGTGGTAGTGTTGCTCTTTATCTCACAAAGAAGTATCCTGATTTAAATATTTGGGTAAATGATTTGTATGAGCACTTGTATAATTTTTGGGTTCAGTTGAGAGATAATGGCATTGAAATGCGTAATGAGTTATCTCAATTGAAGCAGCGTTATCCTGATCCGGTGAGTGCTAGAAAACTATTTGAGCAAGCAAAGGAGTATCTGAATGAAAAGGACAACGAACCCATTCTTAGTGCCGTCAGTTTTTATGTTGTTAACAAGTGCTCTTTTTCTGGTCTCACTGAGTCCTCATCCTTTTCCTTAACTGGCCAGTTAAGGAAAAACCGAGAGGTTCAAGCTTAACGGGCAGAAAGGTGGAAACAGTAGCGCTTTACATTTCCATCGACGGGCTTGGCGGTAGC